CACCAACGAGGGTGAATTGGTATTGGATAATTGTATTGGTAGTGGAACAACAGCAATAGCATGTATAAATACCAAACGGGATTATATTGGTATAGAAAAGGAATTGGAATATGTTAAAGTGACAAAGAAAAGAATAAAAAATTATTTGAAAACTATAGCTTTATTGGTAGATTAATACTATGTTGTGAAAAGGTGACATAATGCCAGCTACAGCTACATATGTAAGGAAGAAGAAATATAAAGTAAAGCGGAATAAACATGTAAATGAGTTCACGCCCAAATTATTAAATAAGACTGTCAATGTCAATGAACTAACTGCGTGTTTATGTAGACAGAGTTTCTATGATTTTGTATTAGAATTCTGGGAAACCATCGTAAATGAGCCTTTCGAGGATAACTGGCATATCAGATACCTTTGTGGAGAGCTACAGACGCTGGCTGAGCGTGTTTTTAGAGGGGAGGCTAAAGAGTACGACCTAATTATAAATATCCCGCCAGGCACGACCAAGAGTACGTTGGTGAGTATCTTGTTTAACGCTTGGGTTTGGACACGAAAACCTAATGCGGGATTTATTGGCAGTTCTTACACTTATTCTTTGGCAGTAGAGATGTCAAGGAAGACACGAACTGTTGTTAAAAGTGATAAATATGTTACATGCTTTCCAGAAGTAAAGATTACATATGATCAGGATGCCAAAGGACATTTTATTAACACTATTGGTGGTGCTCGGATGTGTGCTGGTGTAGATGGTGATATTGTTGGTAGACATGCTGATTTTATTATTATTGATGATCCTTTGAATCCCAAAGGTGCAAGAAGTGAGCTTGACACAATCAATGCCAACGTATTTATTAATGAAACGCTTTGGAGTAGAAAAAAGAATAAAGCCATTACACCCATGATACTGATTATGCAGAGGTTGTCAGAAAATGATCCTACTGGTATGATGTTAAAGGAATGGAAGACAATTAAACATATTTGTCTTCCGGCATCTACTGAGGGTGATATAATACCCAAGAAACTTAAAGAACATTACATAGATGGATTGTTAGACCCAAGAAGACTGACACGCAAAACATTGCAAGAAGCAAAGGACAAAGGAGATTATTTTTATTCTGGACAGATGATGCAATCACCTATTCCACTTGGTGGTGCTATGTTCCATGTAGAGAATTTGCTTGTAGAACCCATTCCACCTAAAAAGTGGAAAATGCAAATGCGTTATTGGGATAAAGCCGGTACAAAAGATGCAGGGGCATATTCGGTAGGTGTTCTTATGGGGAAGGATATGGATGACAGATTCTGGGTGTTGGATGTGGTAAGAGGTCAATGGAATACATATTTGCGTGAGCAGGTGATGAAAAGCACAGCTGCAATAGATGGACTTGGTGTTTTGATTGGCATAGAACAAGAGCCGGGTTCTGGTGGTAAGGAATCAGCTGAGAATAGTGTTAGGAATCTGGCAGGACATAAGATAAGGGTTGACAGACCTACAGGCGACAAAGCCCAACGTGCTGACCCATATAGTACACAAGTTAATGCCAGTAATGTGATTTTGCTTAAAGGTGCGTGGAATGAGAAGTATGTGGATGAACTGCGGTTCTTCTCATTAGAAAACTCGAAATACAAAGACCAAGTGGATGCGTCTTCCGGCGCATTTAAGTTTGTGAGCAAACCTGTGATTAGAGCCGGTGGATGGAAAATATAAAAGGAGTAAAATAATGAATCCAATTACTTTTTGTCTGTTTCTGACACTTATTACAAATTTAGTTTTAAGTACATGTTTATTCGAAATGATATTTGCTATAATATTTCATCTTCTTTTGTATTTTATATTGAGATGGACTTTCAAAGGTGTGGATTGGAAAGGTATAAAATGCTAACTTATGAAGAATTACAACCAGTTTTGTATCGCATAGCATACATGTTTGCTAATTATAAGTATGACGTCGATGAATTGATAAACGCCGTTTGGCTTATAGGTAATGTTCAAAAACTGCCTGATATTAGATTAGCATACAAACGTATTTACTATGATATGATTATATATATCAGAACACAGGAGGGAAGAAAGAAACAATCATACTCACAAAAACCAAGTACTAAATACAGAGCATACACCACATCTTATAATGCGGAAACAGAATTTGCAGATAATTATGAACATAGTACATATGAAATGTTTATGGGGAAGGAAGATGGTGGTTTTGCCAAAGTAGATTTCAAGGACGAATTGGAATCGTTTATGAAAAGAGTATGTAATAATTGTGAAGATAGATTAATTGTTAAAATGAGATTAGATGGATATACACTTAGAGAAATAGGGAAGGTAGTAGGTGTGGTAGAATCTCGAATCAGCCAAATACTGACAAACATAGGAGAAAGACTACTTGCTAACATTACAAGTAGTGGCATAGCATATAACAAAAAAGTTATAAAAGAACTTTGTAAGAAAGGAATAAATAATGGCAAAGAAAGCAGTTAAATCAACTAAAGTAATGATGACGAACACACAGTTCAAAGATATGACTACAATAGTTTCAAATCAGGTGATGACAATGCATCGGGAATTGTTGAATCGCTTGACGAATGCACAGACGGACATAGACAATGCTTGTAATTATCCAGTAAGTTTGACCATTGATGATTACAAGACATTCTATGACCGGATGGGATTGGCTAAACGAGCAGTACAAATATGGCCTGATGAGTGTTGGCATTCGGCCCCTAAGATTTTTGAGGAGGAATCACCAGAAGAAACACCATTTGAGAAAGCATGGAAAGAATTGGAAGTCAAACGGGCATTGTTTTCTTATTTGCACAAAGTTGATGTTTTGAGTGGCATAGGTGAATTTGGTGTGCTTTTGTTGGGGTTTGACGATGGACTTACTTTGGATAAACCTGTAGCTGGTGTAGACCAGACAACTGGTGAGATTGATGAGAAAACAAGGAAGGAAACGAAGTTGTTATACATAAGAGCATACCATCAGGGTGTTCTTACTATTAGCAAAACAGAACCCAACATCATGTCCCCACGTTATGGTATGCCCACCTATTATACCATACAGTACAAAGATACTGGAACAACGAATTTAACATCTTCTCGTGTTCATTGGACACGGGTTTTACATGTGGCCGACAATCGTGAGTGTAGTGAAATATTGGGTGTGAGCAGATTACAACCAATTTACAATAACTTATGTGACATAAAGAAGGTGAGTGGTGGAAGTGGCGAGATGTTTTGGAAAGGTGGCTTTCCCGGTTATTCTTTTGAACTAACACCAGAAGCTCAAGCTATGGGTGCAGAAATAGATGCTGACAGTGTCAAAGAACAAATGGTAGCATATAGTACAGGATTACAAAGATGGTTGTCACTTACGGGAGTAACAGCCAAGAGTTTGAATCCGCAGGTGTCAGACCCTACAGGACATGTAGATATACATTTCAAGTTAGTAGCTGTGAGTCTTGGTGTACCTTATCGTGTGCTGTTGGGTAGTGAGGAAGCTAAGTTAGCATCTGTACAAGACAAACGAACTTGGAATAATCGTGTAGCCAGAAGACAGAATAATTATTTGTCACCCATGGTCTTGCGTCCGTTTGTTGATCGCTTAATTGCCGTAGGTTGTTTGCCAATTCCCAAACAGTACACAGCGGTTTGGCCTGACTTGAATGCAGCTACAGATGATGATATATCAAAGATAGCTTTGACCAGAACCACAGCATTTGCTCAGTATATAGCTGGTGGTGTGGATAACTTAGTACCACCGTTACAATACTTCACCAAGATACACAAGATGAGCGATGCAGAAGCTCAGGCTATCGAAACGGAAAGGACTAAGTATGAGAGTGAATTACGTCCCGAAGAACCCAAAGATGAGGGTGGGAACGAAGACAAGGATAAGGATAAGAGCAAGGACAAAAAGAAGGAAAAGTAAGCAAATGGAAAAGGAGAATTGCCAAGTGTTTTGTTCATCCCCCGCAACGATTCTCCTTTTCTTATTTTTTTCTTACTTTTATTAAATGGAAAGGTTATAATAGAGGTAGGAAGAATATAGTATTGAATAACAGTAGGTGGTATTAACTTATGATTATTTCGAAAGAATATACAGTAATATCTCGGTTGGCTGACTTAGCAGGGTTGGGATCGCATAATGTCCACTTCACTACGAGTGATGACAGTAATATGTTTGTGCATTCGATAATAGTAGAGGATGGCGAACAAGCACCACATCCAGATGTGCCTATTGGTATTTATGTAGGGAGTAAATGGTTACAAAACAACTTGACAGACGAAGAAATGGCACAGTGGGCGGCTTTGCGGTTGTTAGGGAAGTTAGACAAACCCACGACATGTAAGGATAAATTCAATAATATTACGTACTATGGTGGAGAAGCATTGTTACCATTAAAAAGAGGTTCTGATGGGAAGTTGGGTGTTTCTCAAAAAGAATTTAAGGTTAACATAGATTTAGGTGTAAGAATATAGTATTGAATAACAGTAGGTGGTATTGAAGTATGAGTTTGAAAGAAATGATAGCACGTAAAGCTATGTTGGGGTTGACGGATGAACAACTGAAACTTTTTGAGTTTCGAGTGTCTCAAAATCCTGCAAAGGTTTTTGATTATATATTTTCTTTGTCTATTGACATAGATAAACATAAAGAAATGAGGTTTTCATCTCCTACAATATTTACAACAGTCTCGTCAGCAAGTTTAACTTTTAACAATAGTATTGAAGTAGGTATGGAATGGTTGAAAGCTAATTTGAGTGACGAAAATATGGCTGAATTTGCAGCTTGGCGATTAGAAGGAAAGATATAATTATGGACATATACGAAGAAATACAATTAGAGGCATTCGATGCATATCTAATGTCAAAGCCTCAAGGACCATGGATAGACACACCTGTACATATTGTGGAAGGTTATATGTCGCCTATTATTACACATAGTTTATCTGGAATAGAGTCTATAATAACTGTCGGTGAGGATTGGTTTACGGAAGAACAGTTGGCCGAATTGATGGCTATGCGTTTGAAGGGGGAGTTAATAATTGTGAGAGAATGTGATAAGGTTTTGTTATGCAAATCTGCTACGGGTGGAACTCTTTTTGGAAATCAAACTAATTTTGGTGGGTTTGTTGCAGCTGATTATGCAAAACAATTTAAGAATTTTGCAGATTGTGGTGTGAAAGCAAAAGATGCAATGGATGCACTTGCTGGTGCATCTAATATATTAGTAGGGAAAACAAATGCTTAAAACAAATGTAAAAAGAATCGACCCATCAAGAACAGGATTATTAAGACGCAGTTTCTTAGCAGAAATGAATCGCCGGTTTGCTAAATTGTATCGAGAAATAAAAAAGCTAATTGTAGATGACGATGCTTTTGGTTTGAAAGTACGAACACCTTTGGTAATTATGGCCACACCGGGACAGTATGCTTTTGTGTCTGACCCTCAGAAGTTACAGGCTTTCCATACTTGGTTACAAGACCAAATCAATGCTGTAGTCTTTATAGTATCTGGTAAAGGTAAGATTGGACAGCCTTGGACTTACCAGTATATTGAGCCAGCCTTTCGTAAAGGTGTTGGGCGTGCCTACTCCGATGTAAATAAAGAAGTGCTGGCATCGTCACCCGAATGGTATACAGGTAGTCGTGAGCAATTTCTAAAGACAGCCTTTAGCCAGCCTACCACGATGCACAAAGTCGAGTTATTGAGTTTGAGGGCTTTTGAACAGATGAAGGGTGTTACTGCTTCGATGAGCCAGCAGATGAGTAGGATATTATCTACAGGTTTAATCAGTGGTCAAAATCCTTTAGTGATAGCCCGTGAGATGCAAAAGTCTATATGGGGTTTGTCCAAGAGCCGGGCACGTATGATAGCAAGGACAGAAATAATACACGCACATGCTGAAGGTCAGTTAAACGGATTTCGTTTGTTGGGTGTAGAAGAATTAGGGATTATGGCTGAGTGGTCAACAGCAGGTGACGACAGAGTATGTGCTGACTGCGGTGCTTTGGAGGGTGAGACTTTTACTATAGATGAAGCAGAAGGTATGCTGCCCCTTCACCCGGCATGCCGTTGTGCTTGGATACCATCAGAAGTTCCAGTGTAAGGAGTAAAATTGTGGATGAAGCTATAGCAGAAAGATTTAGATCAGAGAATGCCAGATTACGCAAGAGAATTAAAGAATTGGAAGCTAAACTTGAAGCCAAAGAAAAGGAAACGATACCACCGAGTGACACTATTTTTGTGACTAATTACCCAATAGTGGATGAATATTGTGATGGTGGCAAGCCCATAGCCGGAGGTGGCTTGTAAAATGTAACGTCGGTTAGGGGAACGAGACTCCAAAATTTGTTTTTGTATGGGCTTCGGTGTTCCCCGATATTTTTGAAGTTTTCATGGCCGAAGCCCATATTTGTATATTTTACTCGTTTTTTATGAGGTGAAGGATATGGCAGTTAAATTAACATTCAAAAAAGATTTTGAATGTACAGGTGGTGCTGGTACAAACTACGCGGATTTAGCACCTTATACAACGGACGGTGAGCCTATAGCTGATGTAATTGCTTGTTCAGTAGAAGCGAGGGTGGATAGCCTTCCAGTGATGACTTTGAAAGTATTAATTACTGAAACCTTTGCTGAAAACGCAGCTGCGAGGTTAAAAAAATAGAAAAAATTAAAAATTTTTAAGGAGATGCCTATGAAGTAGTAAATACTTATGTGTTAAGGTTTTACCCTACAAGGAGTTTTACGAATCCGGTGAATTTTTATAGTTTGCCGGATTTTTTTATTTGCTTTTCTGCATTTCAAGTCGTATATTTCACATTTAACAGGTAGGGGATGCCTGTATGGTATTATTTTGGACGTTGTGTAATGCCAACTCATACAGGAAAAGATTCTAAAGGCTGCTATGCCCAATGGGGTGGAAGTGGGAAGAAATACTATTATACGTGTGGAAATGACACAGCACGCAAAGCAGCAGTAGCCAAAGCCAACAAACAAGGACAGGCAGCACACGCCGGTGGATATACGGGGAATACTATGTTTCAATATGTAACCACAAATCTTAAACCTATTGTACACAACGAC